TGCGGAAAAGGAGCTTCCGGAACGGTTTAGCCAAGCGCAAGATAATCCGGAAGAATTATTTTCGTGGTTGACGGAAAAAGTCGAAAGTCTTAAAATAAGAACAAACGTTCGTAGTTCGGTTGGCACCGACATCAAAAAAGATATCGACAAATTTAAAGCCGAATACGAAAACCGCAAGGCTGGCGAGTCTTTCCGGATCTGGCGCAGCAAATTCGAATTCATAAACCGGGCGATGGGCGGCTATGTTTCGTCGAACGTATACGTTATTTATGGTAAATCCGGACGGGGAAAATCGGCCATAGCGTTGGAGGAAGCGATTAATTGCGCGATGCAGGGGGCGAACGTTCTAATCTGGTCGATGGAAATGGGATGGTACGAGGTTCTCGTCAGGCTTTACGTTTCCATTTCGGCAAGCATTGGCGTGACAAAAGCGAATCTTGATGGCGTCGATATTGAGGCCGGATTTAATTCGCGGGATGTTCGCCAGGGAAAGCTACCCGACGAATTCGAATCCGGCTTTATGGAGTTCCTCGATAAGATGAACGAATTGATTCCGGGCAACATCATTGTCCGCGCGGTAGACGACGAGGACTTCGACTCCCGGAAACTCCGCGATCTGAAGGCGGATATACTCGAAACGAAAGCTGACGTCGTTCTAATCGATCCGTTTTACTACCTCGATTACGAAAAGAACACGTCAAAGACTGCGGGGGGAGACGCGGCTAATACATCGATGAAACTCCGTCGTCTGGCCGGCCAAACAAAAACGACTGTCTTTGCGTTGACGCAAGCAGAAGAAGGTGAAGGGAAAGACGCTGACTCTGAATTAAAACTACCGCAGCGTAAGGACGTCAAGAAAACGAAGGCGTTGCTCGAAGATGCTGCGTTATTGATTGCGGTGGATACGAACGCAGAGGAAGGGCGAGGCCTGATCGGTCTGAACAAAGGCCGTGATGGCGGCGAAGGGAAGAGCGCTGAGATCGTTTATCTGCCGCAGTTTGGCGTCATCAAACAACTAGGAGGAGCCGAAGGGTCAGCGGATCAGTTCGACTTTTAAGGAGTTGGAATATAACGGATAACATTGTCAACATTTACCGTGATTCTTTCGACAAAATACGATGGAATTTTTCGAAAACAGGGCGTAATATATAGAACAATCCGGCCTAATTAGGGCGAAAGGAGTGGGACTAAAGTGCCGACATTGACGTTAAACGGCCGTCCGGTCGACGTCGACATACGATATGAGCTCGAACAGTTCGAATGGACGCGGCCGACCTGGACGGACGAGCGACTCCTGGCCGCAAGTCCTTTCCGTTATGACCGAATGCCTAGCTTTTACGTTTATCTCGAAGACACGGCGACCGCAAAGGCCGGTTATTGGGGCGATAGCGGCTATTATGACGCAGAGTATGCGCGGGGCGGGTTCGTTAAGCTTCTGGCATTCTTGCGCGAAGAAACCGAAGAGGAGACGATCGAATACTTGATCGATGCGTATGCGCCGGAATCAGATGACGGAAAACTCACGCTCAGGCTGCCGAAGCTGAAGCTCGCAAAGACTCGCGAACCGTTGAGGGAATCGATTCTTGACGACGTGGCTGCGGGGCCTAACGATTATTTAAACAAGCGCGGAATCATGCCGGCTGTCCAGCGGCTAATGGGCGTCGGTATGGCTGGCGGTGCGGTTGCGTTGCCCTGGCGGCTTCCAAACGGCCGGCTCGCTAACGTAAAGAATCGGTCAACGCGGGGCAAGGCGTTCTGGTACGTCAAAGGCGGCTGGCCTATTCGGGACCTTGTTTACGGAATGAATGTCGTGTATGATCGGCGGCTGACGCGCGTTGTCCTATGCGAGGCGGAGATCGATGCGCAATCGTGGATGACGGCGGGAGTGCCGGCGATCGGGACCGGTGGCTCTTCGTTTAACCAACGGAAGGCGGACATTATCGTCCAGTCTCCGATCGAACACGTAACCATCGTGACGGATAACGATAAGGCCGGCGAGAAGTTGCGGGCGGAGGTCGAACGTTATTTATACGGGAAAGTCGGACTGGCACACGGATATATTACGGAAGGAAAGGATGCGAATGAATTCTTGCTTGCGAAGGGGAGAGCGGAGTTGAAGGCGGTGTATGAGCGTGCAGAGGACGTTAAGAGGTGGCGGGTGAAGTTACCTAAACGGGTAAGTTTTTCGTTGACGGGCGACACTTAATCCCGTCAGCGACCGACTACCGGTTATTCCTCGACGATCCATTCGTACAGGTCGTCCATGCGGCAGTTTAGAATTACCGAAAAAGTTTTCGCAGTATCCAGGTTCATCCGTTTTGTTCCGTGTACATAACCGGATACGTGCGATTCTTCAACGCCAGCCCTATCGGCGAGCTGCGCCTGGTTCATTCCAGCTTCACGGAGTCGGTCGCGAAGTAAACATTTACCTCGACGATACTTAACCGTAATAAACACCTCCGCAAAGCTTTTGCTTTACGGGGAAATTATAGCTTAAATATCGTTATTTTTCTACGTTATCAGGAACTATTTTAATGACCTTCTCAATAGGTACTCCTAAATAAAGACATATGGTTTCAATCGTTGCTAAGCTAACATGCTTATCGTCATTAATTTTAGTCACCAAGTTGCGATGGATTACCTTGTCCCTTAGTATTCCAGTTGTTTGTCCACGTTCTTTTAGGTATGACCTCAGAGGCTCATAACTAATCATAAAAAAATCTCCTTTTTCTAAAATTTTACGCACACAAAAGTGTGCACTTGTAGTATACTATAGATATAACAAAACGTAAATCACATAAAAGGGGTGTCGGGGTTGCGTTCTATAAGAGATGAGTTCACCTATCAAAGAGAGTCTCTGGGGTTAAGTATACCATGTATTTCCTTAGAAACAGGTATTAATCGGGATTGTTTATATGATTTAGAAAATGAAGACAGAATAGGGTTTAGACAGCTTGTTAAGTTAGCGAGGTATTTCTTTAAAGAAGAATATCACGAAAAAATGCGTGACTGGTGTTTGCAATTAAATACAACGGAATCCATAAAACAGGCTTTTGAATATTCGGCCATAAAAAGAGACGCGAATCTGTTGAGCCGTCTTATTACCGAAAATAAAAAAGATCCTTACCTTAAATCTTATATTAACGCTTATTCTATTATCCTCGATTTCATGACTGATGAGATATCATTTAAAGAGATGATTTCGAAAATTGAGAACCTCAAGACTTCCGGGTGTAAAGAGATCTCTATCTTGAAGCAAATATATCAGTGTGTCTCTATGTACTATACGAAAGATTATTTCGAGATTACCAAGGAGGCTGAACGAATTAGTCGTGAGTTATCCGGGATGAAGAGCGTTAGAAAGATGTTCTTTAAAGAGTGCTACGCTTACCGATTGTCTGAAGTTCTTGCGCCAGCATACCTTCACCTTAATGAACTTGATCTTTGTCGCCACCATGCAAATGTTATGATAAAAACACAATTAAATGATAAGCACGAGTCAGATGGTTATTACTACCTTGGAATCTCCCATTTAGCTGAAAACCAAGAGGAGCATTGTTTATATTTTCTTAGAAAAAGTGTTGAAGCTGCGAGGAAGACAGGAGAGAGGCTAATTATTAATGAGGCCGAACATAATTTAACACTCGCGGAGATTTATTTCCACTTCAAAAGGAGTGGGGATATTCCAAATACATCTTTATTAAGTAATCAGATGCTTTTAGGAGGTGATGACGATTTTATCGTATTTTTCGATTACGTAAAAGCTCAGTCTGTAGATAAGATTTATAGAGGGTATGGGCACTTTTTTAAAAAAATGAACTTTTTCTTCGCATCACTAATAGCGGACGTATTGCCTTCCCTTGGAATCGACAAAAGACAAGCATCAGAACTCAAATCATTTAAATTCGAAAAAAAAGGAGAGGTTTTATATGAAGAAAGTTTTATTGATGGGATTAGTTTTAGGGGCGATTCTTGCAGTTTTGCCTCATAATGCGGCGGCAACAGATAAACAACAGGGCAATGAAGATGTAAAAGTCGCAGGCATAAAAGTAGGAGGATAATGTATATCCGTCGCCACCAAACGGTGGCTTTTTTTAATATAAAACTTAGAAAATTGGGTAAAAAATAGTTTTTTTGAGTTCACCCAATTTCGAACATCAACAAAGACTAATATGCTAAGATTTTCATATAGAGGACAAAACAACAAAAAGATGAAAAATTTTTTGTTGTTTTGTCGCAAAAACTGATAGTCCCTACGTGTTATATAGTGTAGGGCAACAAGGAGGTATTTTAAATTGAAAGAGAAACAATTCAATAGAATAAAGGCGGCCTTAAAAAGTGGTTCAGCGCCTTATGTAACTCGCGAGTCAGAAAGAATCGCTCACTTAATCCCGGACTTAACCTCTTTTGAACAAGAGTGTTACTGGCGGATAGGGAAAGCCCTAATGATTTTTGAGAACAATGGACGTGATAAAAGGGCGTTGATCCAAAAAATCATTAGAGATGTGAGAACTGATTTTTTAAGCGGGAAAAAGCGCAAATTAAAGAACGACGTCGCTATTGAGGAGTTAAACAAGGATGGAACAGTTTGGGAACCCGAAGACGTTTTGGCGAACGTCGTAGGCAAGGTTTTATTAAAAGAGAAGGTCGCCCTGTTGGCGCAGGACGACCCAAGAAAAAAACTTATCATAGAAGCTTGGATTCGCGGATGTACGAATGATACCGACATCTCCACGTTGTTGGCGCAACGTTTTGGAGGAAATGCTCGATCACATTGCAGATTCATCCAACGATTCCGATCACGCTGCCAAACCCAACTAACAGCATAAAGGTTTCTTTCTGAAACGTAACTAGCCCGGAAGGCATCGCTACACCCTCATCATATACAATCTGTTGTCAAAAGACAAGCGAACAGTATGCGAACACACCTTCCGAACTAGTACGTTTTACCTAAATAATATGGAGGCGAACGTACTATGAATATCCCCGAAATTACCGATTCCAATACGTATCCTGCGCTAGATCCGCGCAAACTAACCGAAATTTTATATCAAGGCGCATGGCCAGCCGACGAAGATCCGGCGGACTACTACCGTCCACTTTCGATCCAGGCGGTGAGGGTCGGATGAAAGCGACGTTATCCCACCACGCGAAGAAACGAATTACCCAACGGTTTAAGATCGGAAAGCAAACGCCGGAAGCATGGGCGTCTCAGATGTTATCTAATGCGATTTACTGCGGCATCGGTCCGGACGACAATGGAGAAGATGCTCGGATTTATTCCCATCGTGGAGCAACGTTCATGCTTGCGGTAGATGCAGACGTTGTTAAGACCGTGATCCCACCGAATAAAGGCTGCATCAATCGTATTCGGCGTAAGGTGACGAACTTCATTGCGGAAGAAATTGCGAAAATGTCGCAACAAATTACGGAAGAGGTGGCTAGGATCGATAAGTTTCGCGATGAACTCGAAGAAGAGATCGCACATTTAGAAGACCGTTTGTCGCGCGCCCGGTCATTGCCGACTAAATTGGCGTTGCAGGCCCGAATTAATGCGGTTCGTATGCGTATGGACGAATTACCGGCGGAATCGCACGAAATAAGACGCGAACTGACGCGTACAGCGAGAGGAGTCGCCGCCTATGTCTAACGCATGGCTATTCGAAATATTTGCGGTGATTGCAACGCTTTGTATTTGCAGACTTATTTACGAAGTTAATCGCGAAGAAGGCGAATGAGGGCGGCGGACATCGCGGCCCGGCGCTCGGAGAATGTCGGGGCGGCCGTTAAGTAACGGAGTCGCGTCGCTACGGCTTAGCGCTGGCGGCGTTTCGGACGCAGGTACCGGCATTTTGCGAGGGCGAAAAGCCTCAAAATTAAAACGTAGGGGGAAATCGAATGAGTCAATTTCAAAAAGGCGCGGCGGCGCTATCAGCATTACAGGCCGGTGGAGGTGAAGGTGGCAACTTAAATAAGATCGATTTCGCTAAGTTTGGTGTTGGTACTACGTATAAAGTCCGTGTGCTTGGAGCCGAGGACTTAATGCAGTACTACGGCTACGGCATCTACAAAAAGGTTAATACGTTTGTCGCTAGGAACCCTTCTACCAGGAACGAAAAAGGGTACGTTGTGAGCGATCATACACCATGGGACTTGGCCGAAAAATACTACCGCGATCTCCAATTTAAAGCAAAAGAGGCCGGTGATGAGGATGAAGCGAAGGCTCATGGTGAAGAGGCGTGGAAGTACTGTGGAAAAGAGCGGTACTCTATGGGATTCATCGATCTAGAGTCCGGCAAAGAAATCATCGTTGACTTGAGTCGAAATCAAGCTCAAGACGTCTACGCGACGATTAAGAAATACGAAAAAAAACTCGGAAAGCTCGCCTTTGAGTTAACGAAAACCAATACGACAGGTAAGTCGAAAGACACGAAAGTTTCCCTTACTCCGTTGATCGATTTCGAAGAAGATCTCACCGAACAGGAGCGCGCAAACTTCGCTAAATTCGACGGTAAGGAATTCAACGCAAAACTGTTCGACGGCCTGCTATTCGAAGCTGACGAGAAGACGCAGATCGAAAACCTAGTCGCAGCAGGATTCGATATTAGTCTGATCGGATTATCGCTGGGGGCCGGATCGGATAACGAAAAAGATAACGAAGAAGTCGACGAAGAAACTTTACCGTTTTAATAAAACGAAGGGGGACGATTGAATGGCGCATCTAACCGAAGTTGTCGGAAAATACTCGGAGGTTGTCGCAGAGTTGGCGCTGTTAGCGAATGGGTACGCAGTATCGCGCCCCCAACTCGCGCAGCCTTACGATTTCAAGGCGGAAGACCCGCTGAATGGTCGCGAATACAAGGTTCAGGTCAAAACGTTTCGACGTAGGCCTGACCGCAAAAATGAACTCGTTCTATACGCAACGAACGGAAAAGGCGAGCCTTACGATCGGTCCGACGTTGATTATTTTATCGGCGTATTGGGTGATCCGGGCGAAATGCCTCGCGTTTGGATGTTTGAAAACGAAGGAAATCAGCGCGAATATTGGGCGAAATCAACTAATCGTGCGAGCAAGCGGTGGGTAGAACTGCCGCTGTCCCTTAACCGGGAACTTTACGAAGTTAAAAACGAAGCGGAGGCGGTATGATGGCGAAACATTTATTAGGTTACATTGTAGGCAAGGGGTGGATTTAGTGAAATCGTATCTAATAAAAGTGAACGGTTCTTATTATGCAGGAGAACATGAAGATACAACGCCTACCCCTCGACCAAGTGATGGTTGGTGCACCAGCAGAGGAGAATCAAATGTCATATTCTTCATGACGGATAGAGGAGAAGCAAAAATTTGTGAGGGTTTGACTAACTTAAATAGCCATTGGCAACGAATATATAACGCTATGAGATATGACGGATTAGACGTTAAATCAATTGTAATTGAGGAGGTTTAGTAAAAGGTGATTACACATATCACAATCACTTAGATTATTGGAATTATTTCAACGTTTCGGAATTTCCGAATAGTCCAGAGTGGGATGGTCATAAGCCAGAAGATATAACTCGTTTATTAACTTTGGTAGGTGAAAAATGATGACGAAGAAGAAAAAATTAATGCTTCCGATGTATTGTAATAAATGCGGTAAAGAACCTCAAAAAGAAAAGAAAGACGGTTGGAATGTAATGAAATTAGATTGTCCATGTGGAGGAAGAGTAGTAATGGATTACACAAAACCGTACTACGAGTAGTATTACATTCCAGAAATAAACACCATAAGCCACACTGATAGTTCACCAATGCTTATACAGAGAGTGTTAATAACATTATTAAAGCAGTTGAAAAGGAAGGAAAGGGGTACTCATTTGACGTGTTAAGAGCAAAGGTTTTATACGGTACAGAAGCAACAATTAAGAAGCCTAAGTACACAGAAGTAGAGGATGCGCACGGTAATGCGCTCATTGCGGGTTCTGTGTTCCGCAAAGTCTCCGCATCCCAGCCGTCAATAGAAGATCGCGTCAGCACAAACGAAAAGGATATAGAGGCATTAAAATCCGACGTTGATGCACTAAAAGGCGAACCTGAGGCTGGGTACGTACGGATTGCCAAGAGCGAGGCGAAAGCGGGCGATTTCGTTAAGTTTGACGAAGCTCCGAGCAGATATCTAACCGCAGGGAAGTATTACGAGATTGAGTTCGTAGATGATTATGGGGATCCGATCATCATAGATGACGACGGATACGATCTTGATACCCATGGAGAAGTATTCGAAGTCTACCGTAAAGTTAGCGCCGCCGAGCCGAAGCCTGAACGCCTGAAAGTCGGTGATTATGCGAAGGTGGTCGGTACTGCACGGAACGGCTGCTGTGACCGAGGGGATATCGTCAAAATTACAGAAGACGATGATTCGGCGGTTCCGTTCAAGCTTGCTTTTGTCAACGGGGAGTATGCCGGATGGGAAGACGAAAAGTCCCTCGTTCGCGCCACCGACGAAGAGGTTGCCGAAGCTAAACGAAAGCAGGCCGAAGTGAAAGAGTGTAAGAGATGGGCCGCAATCGGACGCGAGGTTGGCGAGTATAAGGTCGGTGATATTGTTCAGTATTTATATGATGGGGAAATTTGCGAGGTTGTGGCTGTCGGCGAGGACGGTCGCGTAAAAGTCGCTACTCAGAACCACGGAAATTGCACAGAAAATCAGTCAAGCATCGAACTAATAGCGCCAGTCGAAGCGCGTTTCGATCGAAAGGGCGACGAGTAAGTGGCCGCCATCTGCGCCGAATGTAACCGGGTAATAAACGAAGGGCAGTCCGTAACCTACGATTCGCTCTTCGACCGGTACTTTTGTGACAACGCTTGCTGGTCGGATTGGTATGCGGATAACGAGGCGGAATACAAGCGGAAGTACGTAAGCCGCGAAGATTTATAACGTCGTAAGCGGAAGGAGGATGCGAATGGAACTCGGTAATCTACGGTTGAATCTTAGCGCTTTGACGCCTAAAAATGACGAAGTTAAGAACGAAAAAGTTGCCGAAACAGCCAAGCGGAAGAAGAAGGCGAAAACGGCCGAACCGATCGAGGAGAGCTGGCGTCGCATATTCGCAAGCAAGCTTTCGGAAACAGACCGTCAACGATTAAACGAAGTCAAGGCGGCAATGGACGCGGGCAAACTCGCCAGGAACCCGTCTGACTGCGTGAACAAGGCCGGAAACCCGAAGGCGTTCAGCAAGGCGGAGGCCCTGCGATTATGGAAGACGCTTCAAGAATCCCAGCGAGAAGAAACCTTACGGAAGATGGTCGAGAATACACCGGAAAACTACTGGCTGATTACGGACGAAGCGCGGCTAGACGAATTCCTCGCGATGCTTGCTGACGAAGAAGAGATCGTATTCGACGTTGAGACAACAGGTACAGACGTATGGAACGACTGCATTGTCGGCCATGTGCTAACGGCTATCAAAGCGGACATCCACGCGTATATCCCGACGAAACATAATACGGATCATCCGCAATTGGGTAACGGCTTTGTCGTCGAAAAACTGCGGCCATTTTACGAAGATGAGTCGATCGGAAAGCTCGCTCATAACGCAAAGTTCGATATTCACATGCTTGATCGCGAAGGGATTACATTGCGTGGCCTTACGTGGGACACACAGGAAGCGATGCGGTTGCTTAACGAAAACGAGCCGTCCTTTGCGCTGAAAAATCTCGTCACGAAATATCTGCGGATTAAATCTGACACATACGAAGACTTATTCGGAAAGATCGGCTTTAACGAAGTGAGTGATCTTCGGATTGCGCTTGCGTATGCGGCAAAAGACGGTGATGTGACGAGAAAGCTTCGCGATTTCCAACGCGAACACCTGAAGAAGTTTCCTGATATCCTTCGCTACTATGAGACGGTCGAGGTTCCGTTAATCAGCGTCGTGCAGAAGCTTGAGTCAACCGGATTCGACATCGACCTGGAATTCGCGGAGGAATACGGTAAGGAGATCAAAACGGAGATCGATCGTTTGTATGCGGAGATTATCGACGAGTTGGGCGACATCAACATTAACTCGCCGGCGCAGCTTAAGCCAGCGTTAGAAGAAGCAACCGGAGAGAAGCTCGACTCAACTGACGCAAAAAAAGTCCTAAAACCTCTTGCGAGCAAACATCCGATCATTAAGAAGCTGCTCGAGTATAAGGAGAAGTTCAAACTGTACTCAACGTACATCAACGCTTTGCCGGAATTAATCGACAAGAGGACCGGCAAACTCTACACGAATTTCAATCAGAACGGTGCAAAGACCGGTCGGTTCTCATCAGGTGGAACAGGCGTAAACCTACAGAACCAACCGAAAGAAGCCCGGAAGATGTTCGTAGCTCCTAAAGGATACGCGATATTAGGCGGAGACTGGAGTCAGCAAGAATACCGATGCCTGGCGTACTTCTCGCAAGATCCGAAGCTAGTCGATAACTACTTGCAAGGTAACGATTTGTACGCGTCAATCGCTTCGGAGGTTTTCAATAAGCCGATCGAAGAATGCGGCGATGGATCAGTATACCGGAAACAGGCGAAGGTCATCATGCTTGCGGTTGCTTACGGGGGTGGCGCGAACATGCTCAAGGACGCTATCGGAATATCGAAGAAAGAAGCGCAGAAGTTCCTCGACAACTTCTTCGAAAGGTTTCCGGTCGTCAAAAAGTGGGTCGAAACGAATCAATCTTTCGTTAAGAAGCACGGATATGTTTGGATGGATCGCGGCCAACGTAAGAGACGGTTACCGGACGCAAAGGACCGGAACGCCAAAGGCCATTACTCGGCTGTTTATACACAGTCAACTAACGCAAGAGTTCAGGGGTCAGCAGCGATACAGACCAAAGCGACGATGATTGCGCTGCAAGAGTTATGTGACAGGAAAACGGCTGAAGGACGCGGAGAATGGCGGATATGGTGCGTGGTGCATGATGAAGCGCTGCTTTTAGTTCCGGACACCATCACGCGAGAAGACGTTAAAGATTTCGAGGATGTCATGCTGAATACGTACGTTTTCGGCAACATTCCGAACAAGACCGATATCGAGATTTGCCGAAGATGGGGAAACGGTTTCTCGGTGGATGAATGGTTCAAAACGAAGGGAGACGATTAATTGACGAATTTAAACGGAAGGTCAGCCGCAAATTCACTGCGGGCACATATAAAAGAACCGACCACATACGCGCAGCAGATTGCGGACGAATTGGTCGAATATCTAAACGAATGGCACTCGCTGCCGGAGACGTGGGATAACGCCCTGGACGCGCAGATTCATAAATGGTACGCCAATGCTCCGAAAGTCTTTCCGAAGAAGCCGTATTTCTCGCCGTCATCTGCTAACGCTTGCCCTCGCGAGCTTTATCACAAGGCGATCGGATCTCCGAGAGACGAAACGAAAAAGCCTCCGTATCAAGGGCGATGGACTCGCATCGGTACGGCGATCGGGGACGTAATCCAGCGCGACATTCTCTCCATGGAAAAACACTTCGAGAAGAAGGCCGGCCGCCCCTGTCCGTTCAGCTTCGAAAAGAACGAAGACGGCACGCCAATGTTCGAGGATTTCGCGAAAATGAATCATCCGGTCACACATCGCGGATACTCGTTCAACCTTTACGGAACATGCGACGGCATCATGCGCTATGTAACGGAAGACGGCGAAGTGTTGCGAGTCGGCCTCGAAATCAAGTCGAAGCAAACGACCGCCGCAAAGACGTCCCTCCATTCGATGCGACAACCGGAAGAAAAGCACGTCAAACAATGTGTCGCTTACGGTCCGATGTACGGCGTCGACTTATACGTCATCCTTTACGTGAACGCGGCTAAAAAGTCGTGGGTGTATCCGGAAGGGGAATTCGAAAAGTCTCCGGATATGCGGGCGTTCGGCATCGAAATTACGGAAGAAGACGTGACGGAATTATTCGATAGATTCGTAGAAATTCGCAAGTCTGTCGAAGAAGGAGCGCCCTTACCGTTGGACCTGAACGGATGGACATTTAACGGATACAAGACGGCTATTGCGAAGTCGCTGACGGACGAAGAACTGGCGGAGCTTCGCGCAAAAGTGTCGCGAGTATTGAGGTCGAACGTATACGAATCTACGAAACGGCAGTACGTTGATGCGCTCGAATTTATCGAAAGAGTGCGGGCAGATGAGTAGCGCCAAGCCTATCCGGTGCCTTGCGTTCGACACGTCGATGACCTGCCCAGGCGTGGCGATCATCGAGGTACGCAACCGAAAGCCAACGATCAAAGCGCTATCGCACGTCAAGCCAAACCCTAGCCGGTCACACGCGCATCGAGCCGAAGTTATCGAAGGGTGGGCGCTGATGTTCCTCGATAAAAACTACCCGCGAGATGGATTCGACTATGTGGTACGGGAGGACTTCGCAGGCAAAACGTCGACCTCGAACTATCCGGTTCTGGCGGCGTGGAACGCGTGCGAACGAGCAACGTCGCGATTCGGGTTAACGTTCGATAAGTATTGGAAGACTCCAACCGCAAAGCAACCGCAACTCGGAATATCAGCAACGCGTGTTAAGTCGTTGGTTGCCGGATCAGGCAACGCAGAAAAGGACGAAGTTGAGGCGGCGGTGCGGCGTATGACTGGATATACCGGCGAGTTCGCTAATTTCGACGAGAGCGATGCGGCTGCGATCGGACTTGCGTGGCTGATTCATGTTGGCGTAATAGATAAACCGAAGGAGTGATTCGAATGGATAAAGCGATGGAGTATATCGACAAGCTGGCAGCAAAGCTCGGAGTCGCGGCCGAGCATGTATACGGAGTTCTCGTAAAGCAGGCGTTTGCTAACGGTGTGACTGATTCGATTATCGGGTTCGTTTTTCTAATGATCGCAGTTATTGCGGGAGTCATAATTACGAAGGTGACTGTAAAATCGTATGAGAAGAGCCATTGTAGTTGGGATTACGAATGGTTTCCCGTGGTGCTTGCTGTCGGTCTGGTAGTGATTCTTCCCGGAGGAATTGGTATTTATGTAATCACTGAAGGCATCAAGGCGCTAATCAATCCGGAATACTACGCGATTAAAGAAATCCTCGACACGATCGGAGGGAAGTGATCGATGGAAGAGCATAGAAACATGATGATTCTTAAACAGGAGATATTTGATAGCTTTATTTATTCGGCGGTTGCATTAACTCGCCAAATTCAAGCCAAGCAAGGTAAAGAAGATGAAATAATAACGCAGGAAGAGGCCGACTTTGTCAATGCGTTTCTTGTATACGCTAAGGAACTAGCAGACACATTGCACGAACGATACAAGGATGAATTAGGAGGCGGTTCGGATGTTTAAGCAGCGGCTTATCGGAGCATTAGCGTACTTGATTGCGCTCACCTTATTACTCGGACTGTTTTCTGCAGGATGTCTGACAGGCTACGTCATCGTGACGGCGCTACTATCGGTCCCGGAGGTCGGCGCAATCGTTAAAGTCGGAATTACAATTGCAGTGGTTTTCATGGTAACCGCGTTACTCGTCGGATTAGCTGACCGACTGTACACTGCTTACCGCGAACATAAACGCGTTCAAAAGGACGTAGAGGAGGAAACGCAATGACATACGAATGCTACGGCGTCCCGGCCGCACAGTTGCGACAGTCCTTGCGATGGCTTGACGAACAGCTTACCGATGTTGATTACGCAATCAGTCGGCATGAACGGAAGAGGGTCGAGTTGGAAATCGAACGTGACCGGATTCTGGCGCGAAAAGACGAGATCGAGGCGGAACTAAAACGGAAGGAGTCGATCGAATGACATACGTTGCGATAGCGTGCCTATTACTTTTTACGCTGCTAGCACTCGTAGAGGAAACGAAAACAAAAGCGGAAAGACTCGCGAAAA